ATTGTAATTTCATTTTATTAGATTTTAAAAAAAAAAGGGGGCAGTTACCCACCCCCTAGGTTAAACTTAGTCTTTAAATAGGAAGAAGTTGTTAGCTCCCATAGTACATAATGCACGCTCAGATAAGAAGTGAACTTGCATAGCGTCTAGGTCACTAGTCATTGCACCACCAGCAGAACCAGTAATCCAAGTCTTATAACGACGGTCTTCTGTTTCAGAAGCACGGTAGCGTACGTGTAAGAATGGACGAGTAGCGTTCTTACCTAATACTTGATCGTAAACGGTAGTAGAACCAGCTGGTACCAAAACTCCGTTAATTGCTTCAGCAGTTAAACCACCACGCAATGTAGCGTCGTTTAAGTACTTCCAATCAGTCTTGTAGAACTCATATCCACGCTTAAATCCAGTGAATCCAAGATTCAAAGCCATTTGCTCGTCATTGTCGAACAAACCGTAGCTAGTTCCACCAGAACCGTAGCTATTTTGAGCAGCTAACATATCGTCGATATCAAAACCGAACTGACGATTCAAGAAGATTACGTTCTCTTGAATAGCACCTTGCTTGTCTAAACGCTCGATAACAGCATCGAAATCAGCTAGAGTTGATGGGTTACCACCAGCCCAAACGTTTCCACGGTCTTCGATAGTGTAGAACATACCTTCAGTTCCAATGTAACCTTGGTCAAATGCAGAATTAGCTCCACCATCAACAGCAGGAACACCTTCAATCATTGACATCTCCATGTAGTCTTCGAAACGTAAGCGAGTTTCGTGCTCAGACTTGATGTACCAAAGGTAACCAGTTGCGCCGTTTTCAGTAGTTACTTCTACCCAACCAATTTGAGCCATGTCAGAACCAGATACTTCATACTTGTCCTTAATGATAATTGGGTTGTTTTCAAAGATGTTTGACTCAGCTTCTAAAGCACCGTCCATTCCGTTTGTCCCTTTTTTGAACTCAGAACCATAAACAAACGCAACAACGTCAGTTGTAGTAGTTGGAGTGAAAGGAGCAGTAGTCTCATTGGTGTAATAAGAAACTGTAAAGTTAGTATCAGTTACAGCAGTAACAATACCCTTTTTAGTCACATCGTCAGTAGCAGATGATAAAATAACAGTCTGTCCAACACGGAAGTTTGCATTAGCAACAGTAAACACTTGCTGACCAGTAGTAAAAGTACTAGCGGTAACACCAGTGTATTGAGTGTGTAGACGTCCTTGCTCTGCCCATTTAATAAGGTCAGAATTAGATGGTAGCTCAGCTCCTACCGCACGTAAGAAAGATGCGATAGAACGGTTACCATAACGTTCGAATTCCTTCTCGTAAGTATCAGGAAGATACTGGTCCAAGAAGTCGAAATCAGTAATGTAGTTACCTGGCAAGGTAACTTTGCTTGGAGCGGGAGTTAAACTAAACCCCGGGCTCGTTTGTACAGATCCAGCCATAATTTTGTTTTTTTAGTTTTTATTTTTTACTTTTTATTCTTAATCGGGTGCTAGGTCCACTATCCAAAGCTGTCACTGAAAATCCTTTTGCTCTTCCCATTTCTGGCACCGCCTTGGCATTCATGTCGATATTCTTCGACTCCTTGGCAACACTATCTATGGCTTCTGCTTTACCCTTCTCGTAGAAGAATTTAGCCATCGCATCTGGATTCATCGCTACAGCCATCGCCCTATGATAAGCAGCGGCATCCTTAATGTATCCACTATCATCAACAAAACTGTTGAAGAATGGACTCATGTCAGTTTGCTTTTCCAACAACGTCTTTGATTCTGCTGGTTTGTAAGTCACTTTCTCGTCGCCAATTTGAAATTCAAAACCTTTGAAATCCTCACTAAACAACTCCGATGTCTTACTCCGGTAGAACTCAGACCTCTTGGACTGCTCTTGTTCAAGTTCACTAGCTCTTTGGGCTTGACTCTTAAAAGCTTCGTACTGCTCTTTATCTGCTTCTGGAATATCAACACCTCTTGACTCAAGTGGTATCTTATACTGTTCCTTCTGCTTTTCAAAGTAGTCCTTTGCTTTTGCAAGTTCGCGTTTCATGGCTAACTTCTTTTTCTTGATGTCTTTTTCCTCATCAAGCTCTTCATCATAAGAAAACTTATCCTCCATGTCGAACTGAATGTCTTCGTCGTCCAACCCAGGATTAGTATCCTTATAATACTCAAGAAGTAGCCTATTCGGGTCTTCGTTATCAAAGTCTCTGTTAATCTTAACAAAGTCATCGAATCCTCGACCCGTTTCTTGTTTGTACTTTAGGTATGCCGATACGTCTTCTGGAAGTTCGGGCGCAGACTCCTTTGCCTCAAACAACTGGTCAACCGTATCAATTTGCCTATCGTACCTATCTTTAATAAATGACAGAACGTCTTCTTCGCTAAGCGCCGGAGTTGTTTGCTCCGTTACTAGCTCAGACTCCTCTTGAGGTTGCTCCGTGGCTTCTACCTCTTGAGTTTCTTCTTCTTGTTGTTTTTCTTCGTGTTCGTTAAGCAACTGCTCTTCTACCTCTTGTACACTTTTCTCCTCTTCTGCACTTACTTCTCGTACTTTAAATTCACTCATAATTTTATTTTATTTGATTTGCATCGCAAATATACGATAAATAATTATCTAGGTTCAAACTCGGCTAGGTCAAAGCCATCTAAACTGTCTTCGTTAGACTCAAAGTTTAGTGGAGGTAAGTCCTTCTTTCTCTGTTCGATAAGCTTAGACTGCTGAGTATTCTGTAAACTAATGCGGTCATCCTTAGCCTTCTCCTTTTCTTTTTCTATCTCTTTTTGAGTCTCACCACTCACATTAGCTAGCGCCATTTGGTACTGGAATTCCTTGTCCATCAACGCCAACTTTAGCTCAGCCTCTTGCTTCATCCTCATGGTATCGTACTCTGCCTCAGCTCTTTTAATTTGCATTTTAGATTGAGTCTCCATCTGTATCTGCTCCATCTTAGACTGCGCAGCTGCTTGAGAAGATTGCATATTAGACTGGGTCTGAGCTTCTATCTTCTGCATCTCTCTTTCTTGGTCTTGCTTGTCCTTGTTTTTGCGCTTAACCTTTAACAATTCGTTAGCTAATTTTACGTTCTTCAACTCACGAATGTCAATAGCATCTTCTAAGGTGATTTGGTCTCTCTGTAGAGCTACTTGTATGTTCGCCTCCATCTGAGCTTTCTCTTCCTCGTCTGGAGCGACTTCAATGTGCACACCAAAGTCATGCAAGTAAAGGTCTGCAATATCATCTAGTATATCAGTACTGTGAGAACCAATCTGATGTATCAACTGCTCTCTAGTATCTGAGTATTCCAATACATCGGAAATACGCAAAGAAATGGCTTCTGCCAATCGTTTAGTTACAAATAATCCTCCCTCGAGTACGTGTCTAGTAGCCGTGTTAGAGTTCAAAGCCGCTAGCTTCTGTACCCCTACCAATGCATTCGGATCAGGAGTAGAGCCATCTCTTGCCTCGTTAAGACCCGTCACGTCACGAATCATATTAAGGTAGTGGTTGTAAGAATTAACCAAGCTAGAAATTTTTCCTTGACCAGCGCTACTGTTTAGCTCTTGAATAGGAACTCTAGCATTGTTAAACTCTCCGTCTTGTGTATAGCTACGCCCAATTACAGAACCCGTTTGGAAGTACATCTTTAATGCTTCCTCTGGGTTGTAGTTAGAACCGTTACCTAAGTCAACCTCATTCAGTCCGTCAGCGTCGATATACACACCATCTGGAACCATACGAGCAATCACTTGTTGTAGTTTTAAGTGAGTCAATTGAATTAAATCAGCAAATCCAACCATACGGCGAACCAACGACTCAATCACACCACGATACATTCTAGGTGCAACAGCAACATATTCTGGAAGCGCAACGTGAGAAGAAGACTTAGGACGTACCATGTTCTTCATCATATCCCACTCTAACAACTTCTGCGTACCTAGGACCATAACGCCTTTGTACCAAACTTCAATAGTTTTTTCTACTCTCTCAAACCTTGCCTCTTCTTCTTCTGGTGGATTAAAGCTCTCGTCCTTACGAATAACCCTCTCTCCTCCATTATCCAAGTATTTCTTCTTGTAGACAAACTTTTTATCAGTCTTGTAATTGAAGTATAAAAGATTGACAATCTCCTTGTCGAAGACACTATCGGTATATGGACGCATAGCACCGTAATCCTGATACCAAGTATAAGAATAGTTTGAAATCTCTTCGATATCCTCATCAGTAAGGTATGGATACATTCTTTTAACCTCGGATATGTGGACTCTTTTAATCTCACCAAAGTAGAAACAATCATCAAACGTAGGATAGTCGGTGTATGAATAAACAACGTTCGCAGGATCAACATAGTCAACCTTGACACCTCCATTCGGATTGAAGGTGTGCTTAGCCATACCAATGCCAAGTACAGTAAGGTCATAGTCGATGCGTCTCTTTATGTCTTCGTAATGATTATTATTGAGTATAGTCCTAATAGCTTGCTCTTCAGCAACCTCAATACCTGGCTTGTAGTTAATCTGCATGAACAGATTCAACTCGTCATTATTCTCTGGTAAGTCGTCTGGACTTACGTTAAACGCATCTACCCCAAAGTCATCTTTAACTTGGGTCAATAGGTCTTTGGCTAACATGTCGGCCTCAACCATTCTTCTATAGTCTTGTCTCTTCTTGGAAGATAGTCTGTCTTGTGCTTGAGCCTTTACGTCATACAGCCTGTTAGACATTCCGTTTACAACGATGTCAACAAACTTAGGTATAATTGGTACTGGCTCCCAATTCAAATTAAGATACGATAAGTCACCATCAACAGCTAGCTCGTTCTTGTACTTTCCTATCGACTGCTCGCCTCTAGCGTACAGCCTAAGTCTATTGTACTCAATCCACTGATCGTAAAATCTACAGCTATTTGATGAGCGTTTAAACCACTCGTATTGGATAGACTGGCCCACTTTTAGACCATACTCCATCGAGGCTTTCTCTTCTTCCGTGGCAGTATTGTTTGGGAAGGTAACGTATGGTACCAGTGTTTCTTTATCCATTTATCGTATTATTTGGCTGTTATTGCCTTTGTTGTCGTACTTTGCAAATTTAATACTTATTTTT